CCAGGCTATATAACGATCCGCTATATCACAGCATTTATATATAAATTTGTCAATCATTATTGTGGCCCGCCAAATAAGGCTAAAGTCACCATAAGAACTATCAATAGTGCTGTAAATCTATAATCCATCCTGAGACCTTCCATATTAATTAGTCCTGTTCATTAACATTGCTTTAAAATCTAATTCTAATTGTCTTATTTTTTCAGACATTAGTTTTATTTTCTCTTGAATTATATCGTTACTACCTTTTTCTCTTTCAACCCTCATTAATAAATTGTTTTGATTATTAGTTAGTTGAGAAATATAATCTATTTGATTTTTTAAATCTTTCTCATTAATTATTGTGATGGCGGATTTATTTTTATTAATAGTCTCTGTAAGACTTACGATATACTTAACGCCCGTAAACGTTCCAACTATTAGAGAAGCAACTACAGGTATCATTACTATGTTTTTTTTTAGTAATTCCGCTATGTTCATCGATCATAAAGTCCTTTACTAAAATAGTATTATGCCAACAATTAAACCAGCGATTGCGCTTAACACACAGTGCCAGTTATTATGCCAGAAATTTTTAAGTTTTTTTATCATCATTTTCCTCAATGTTTCTCAGCTGATAGTCATAACTGCCTTCTTCATGCTCGTCTGTAATCCATTTAGCTGAATTTTCTACAGAATATATCTTACTACTTACTAACCTATTAATCAAGGTTTTTGATACGTCAACACCCATAGAAGCATCAAACATTTTAAGTCTATTATTTGGCTGTATTGCATAGTTTCCGTCCTCTAATTCCAATACATGGCCACATTTATGTTGATCTGGTTTCTCAGCATAACCAAAATTTAATTCATTAAAGTCTCCTGCGCACCAATCTATTGTAAAAAGATACTTACCCTTACGTTTTACTTTACGTCTAGATATATATTGCATGGTAGCACCAGCTAGTTCATAAAAAGTTGTAACACTTACGTTATAACTAAAACTATCCCACATTACTATTTCGTCAAGTGGCAGCTCTTTTACTCCAGGCTTAGAACAGAAAGCTGAGATAGGTGCTCGCCACCATAGACCACCGTCTTCCATTAAAAAATGAAACATAGGTACTCTGTTTGGAATAGAACTAAAACCAAATACCCCTACTTCAAAATATTTATCGTGTGAATCTTTTTGATCTCTTAAAAAGTTACCTCTTACCCAACATTCTATTATTGGTATGTTTGCATTTAAATAAGCCATTATCCGTTTATTGCTCCCCAGTTAATCCCGTGTTCATAGTCAACTTTATTTGGTACCTCAAGCTTAACAGCATTCTCCATAATCTCAATTATCTTTTTTGCCTGTGCGTCATTTTCTATAGATACACAAAGCTCATCATGTATTTGAATGTGTGGTACAATACCTTCGTTATGTAAATCTAACATAGCTTTCTTAGTCATGTCCGCTGCACTACCTTGAATTAATTTGTTTAATGCTTTATAAGTGTAGGCTCTTTTAATTCCTGGTCCATGTTCCTGGAGTGCATCTTCATGAGTCATAGCTTTATGCATACCGAAACTGTTTGGTTCCCATAGATGGAATCTACATAGTCTGCCAAGTAGAGTTCTTATCTGTCCTCTGTCTTGTGCTCTGTTAGAAGCCTTCTCCATTAGCTGCTTAACGAATGGTACTTTGCCATGATAAGTATTAAATAATTCATTAGCTTTCTCTTTCGATACACCTAACTCTGCTTGTAGTTTATTTTTACCCATACCATAAAACAATCCTAAGTTAATTGTCTTGGCCTGTGTTCTTTTAATCTCAGCCATGTCTGCTACTGTCTGGTGAAAGTCTGAGTTAGGGTCATCGTTGTAAGCGTCAACAACATCATACACTGAAGGCAACTTATATAATGCTGCGTAGTGTACAACTAGTCTTGGCTCTTGTTGTGAGTAATCAAAACAACCCCACTTATGATTTTCTTCTGGAATAAATAATGATCTAATCTTAGGTCCTAGATCTTTATTACGTGCAGGTATCTGTTGTAGGTTAGGATTCTGATAAGAGAATCTTCCTGTTACAGTACCACCACCAGCGTTTCTAAGCTGATTAATCTCTGCATGTATTCTACCCTTGTGTTCATAACGTAAAATAGAATCTATAAAAGTTGTGTGTGCTTTGTTGACTTCTCTAGCCTTAGCAATCATATTGACTACAGGATGTTCATGTTCTTGTAAAAAGTTTTTAGTAAAACTTGGTGCATCAGTCTTCTCTGTTCTATCAAATGGTATCTTTAAATTCTCAAAGACTTCTGCTATACTTCTTGCGGCCCATATCTGTGGTCTAACATTCGTTTCCTTTTCTATCGCAGTTAGTATATCCTGTTCCTCTTTTATTAGAGTCTTCTTAAGTTTTTGTGCACCCTCGACATCAACTCTTACACCTTTGAATCTCATGTCAACTAGACATGGAAACAAATCTGTTTCAAGATCAAAGATAGATTGTGTATCTTGTGAAGTAATTTCTTTTTTCATTTCTTGCCACAAACCAAACGTAGCTTCCGCATCACGTTCAGCATATGAACCAACATTAAGTGAAGGTAATTTATACATCTCAGACTTTGGATCTATTCCCCATTGTGCTGCTGCCTCACTTAGGCCTGCTTCGCTCTTACCATAGCCATTATACTTCCATGACAAACTGTTAAGATCATATCTAAATCTGTTTTCATCAGTCACAGCTGCGGCTATCATTGTATCAACAATCCTGCCTTTAATCTGTAGTCCCAGTGCCCTGATCCAACATACATCGTACATTGCATTGTGAAATATTTTAGTTGATGGTGCATTTAAAAGATCTTGAAACCATTTTAAAACCATCTTACGGTCCATGTTACCACCACCGTGGTGAGCTATAGGAAAGTATCCTTTGTAATTTGCTGTAGCTACAGCTATCCCAATAACTTCTCCGTTACCAATAATTGCTCCAGATCCTTTTTTAATTAAGTCTGGATCTCTTGTCTCTAAGTCAATTGCAATTTCATCAACCTTAGTTAAGTCTGGTAGTTCTGTGGGTATTACCCATTCTGTCTGGGCACTAAATGTAGGTATTTTCATATTATTGTTATACTCCTATTTTTTCCAGGTAGTTTTGTTATCCATCCTCTTTCCTGTAACTGATTAATTTTTGTAAAAATTGTACACTTAGTTGTACAACCAGTTCCTGTTTTCATCTCTTCATAAGAAGGTGCCATGTTATTTTTATCAATATACTCTTTAATAAAATTAAAAAGATCCATTTGTTTTTTAGTAATACTAAATTTTTTCATAATGTCAGGTAGCAAAGAATCAAAATACATGTAAATAAACCCATGTAAAATGGTATATGATTATTTGGTTCCATAGTCCCTTTCAATTATCATTTCTATAAAGTGAATAGCTTTCTCTAGATCTTGTTTCTTACCTTTCAGCCTGTGTCTGACTATGTATTTTATAGCACAACCTTCTGGATAAAGCAATTCGTTCTCTATCACAAATTTACTTGGCTGTATTTTAAAGTTCTGATAATGCGAACCACCAATTTGTTTATCGTATGCTTTAGATGTCATAACCCCAATCCTCCCTTTTTGCCGTCATTATATATAAGTTTTGTTTTGTACGGGTAACCCCTACATACCAAACTCTTTGTTCTTCATCGTATTTGTCCTGACTCTTGTCTACTGCTTCTCTTATTTTTTTAGTGTTATCTAAAATAATTAAAACATTATTTGCTTCACCACCTTTGGCTGCATGTATTGTTTGTAACTTAACCCTTGGTTCTTTGGATAATTTCTCTTCATTACGCATCATTTCTCTAATGTATAAACATTCTTCTGGATCAGCTTGAAACACTTCGTACCAATGATCAGTAAAACTAAAACCAAACTCTTGTAAGTCATACATACGTTCTTCAGTTAAAGTTTTATCTACACCTAAGAATTCAAATAGATCTTTGCATTCAGATATTGATAATTTATCTCCATTAGTCCAACGTGTGTAATCTTGTATTGATCTATAAAGTCTAGCCTTGTAACTCTTACGTTTCTTAATCTCAAAATATATACCCATTTCTTTTAAACCTGGTTCTAACTTTCTAAGTTTGTCATTAGTCCTTGCAAGTATTAACCAGTCACCTAAATTTAATGGTACGTCTTCTATTGAAGTTACGTATTGTACTATTGGAAGTAGAACATCTTCTCTTGGTTTCCAATGTTTTTTAATTCTTCTGTGGTCTGGTATTCTATTTAAAATACTATTAGCTATTGCTTGCACCGCTCCTGGTACTCGATATGATTGCGGTAAGATAATATCTTTTGCGGGTTCGTTTTGAAACCTTGCAACATCTGCACCAGCCCATCCATAAATTGCTTGATCATCATCACCAGCTAGGATAACATGTTTAGAGTTTTTCTTTAATATATCATACATTTTCCATTGTATTGGTGATAGATCTTGCGCTTCATCAATAAATACTACGTCATATTTTGGACACAATTTGGACACATTAAATTTTTCAATCATATCTGTAAAATCTATCAAGCCATACGCTTGTTTGTAGTTATCTACTTCATCTTTTAAAATCTGTAGTAAATGTTTATCTATGTCTTGTGAGTACATATCGGTATTATACTCTTCTTCTATTGTGGTACCTTTAATTCTTGCTGCATTTATTATGTTAAAGTATTCGCTATCTGAATCTACAAATCCTGTTTTGTCTTCTCCATTAGAATAAACTGTAACTTCTATACCTAGTTTTCTTCCTATGTCTTCGTAGTGTTCTTCCTGCATCACATTACTTTTTTTCATACCTAATAAAGTAAAAGCTAGTGAGTGTAGAGTTCTAAAATATTTTAAATCTTTCTTACTGTACCTTGGGTAAAGATCTAAAGTTCTGTTCACAGCTTCTTCTGCAGCTTTCTTTGTAAATGCAAAGTAACCAATCTTATCAATAGGTGTACCAAACTTAACTAAAGTTTTTACATAGTTTATAAGTCTAGTTGTTTTCCCTGTTCCCGGAGGCCCGTATATTTTTCTAATCACTACATTATCTCCGTGTTATGTTTGATTGTGGTATGATTAATTTTTACATCTTCGAATTGTTCTATGCTTATTGACACTACATTCTTTGTTGGTGTATTGTATTTACCTTTTTCTTTTGTAGGGAATCTTTTTTGTTCAATAAATTCTAAACCACATTCTTTATAATTACTACTCATCAGAACACCCGTCTTATCCTCAGAGTGTTTCCAATTCTTTGCTCTAAGCTTATCGTAAAATTTATCAAATTTAAAATAAGCCTTACCGTCTTCGATCAATACTGTACCTGATTTAAATGCAGCATCATTCATAGCTTTAGGTCCATTAATTTTTGCATGTATTACATCATGTAATTTTTCTTTAGGTGAAGTACCAATAGGAGGGTTTACTACTTTCTGTGTACTAAAAAGAGACTCTAAAATAAGTTGGTCTTCCGGTGCTTTTATAATTGGTGGTGGAAACCCTGCTGCTCTTGCTATGGAGTTTCTACGTTTACGTTGATCTGTAACATGTTCAATTGATTTACAATATACAGATGCTTTTCCTATACCGTCTGGCTTAGTTACATCAAACTCATATTCTGGTTCTGGTTCAATATCTATTTTTCTCAGATTAGATAATATCGGATAAGACCCTTTTGATCCTGCAAGAATACCATATTTCTTTTTAACACATATACCTTTTTTACAATAATCATTAAGAGGACTCTGTGTACAAGTGTAACCTTTTTCAGATTTAGACCATGACCTAACTTTAGCGTTTACAGTTTTTGCTTCCCAAGCATTTGCATGCACGGGTTCAAAATATTTAACTGGTGCATTCATCACTCTTTGTTGCCAGTCATCTGGGTACTTCATCTTCACAAACACATGATAATTATACATAAATCTGTCCTTGCCATCAAAGCCCGGGTCCTTCATTATCTTGCTAAGATGAGCTAAACAAGGAGGGCCATCATCAAAATCTGAGTCAACACCTTCTAAATCTTTTTTTTCTATACTTTCTGTGATGTTTTTTAAATCTTCTATATTAACTATATTGGCTTCTGCAACTTCAAGAAATTGTTCG